CAGAGAACAGTGATGTAGCATCAGCCAACACAAATGTCATCGTCATGATCAACAATCACCTGTTCTCAGGTGGCACACTTGGCTTGGCATAAGGAGGCTGAATAATGGCTATTTCTCGCGCACAACTAGCGAAAGAGCTAGAACCCGGCCTAAACGCTCTATTCGGAATCGAATATGATCGTTATGAAGCCGAGCATGCCGAAATCTACGACACCGAATCTTCAGATCGTGCATTTGAAGAAGAGGTGATGCTCGTTGGTTTTGGAAATGCACAAACCAAAGCTGAAGGCGCTGGCGTCAATTTTGACAACGCCTCAGAGGCTTACACAGCACGTTATACGCATGAGACAATTGCTCTTGCGTTTGCGCTGACTGAAGAAGCAATGGAAGACAACCTGTATGACCGTCTGGGCGCACGTTACACACGCGCACTCGCACGTTCAATGGCTCACACCAAGCAGGTTAAAGCTGCCGCAACTCTTAACAACGCCTTCAACTCAGCATTCGCTGGCGGTGACGGCAAAGAGCTTTGTGCAACTGATCACCCACTGGCTGGCGGCGGTACATTCCGCAACGAGCCATCAACTGCTGCTGATCTCAACGAAACATCACTTGAGAATGCCTTGATTGACATCTCAACATTCGTTGATGAGCGGAACATGATCATTGCTCTTCGTGGCATGAAATTGATCGTTCCACCACAGCTTCAGTTTGTTGCTGATCGTCTTCTTGAGTCCACACTCCGCGTTGGCACAGCCGACAACGATGTGAACGCAATCCGCAACATGGGTATGCTGCCAGAGGGTTACACAATTAACCACTTCCTGACAGACCCTGATGCGTTCTTCATCAAGACAGACGCTCCAAACGGCTTCAAGCACTTTGAGCGTACTCCGCTTTCAACCAACATGGAGGCTGATTTCGATTCAGGCAACATGCGGTTTAAGGCTCGTGAGCGTTACAGCTTCGGCTACAGCGACCCACGCGCTGTGTTCGGTTCACCGGGCGCATAAGCGAACAATTATACGGAAAGGGGCGGCTATTCAGCCGCCCTTTTTTGTTGTACAATACGTTATCCCTGACAGTCGCATGGTGCGGCTGACACTAGCCACGACAGGAGAACTAAATGGCTCGTACAACTTTTTCAGGTCCAGTAAAGACAAACACTGCTTTCTGGCTGAACCCAATCCTTTTTGCAGACCTACCAACCGCTTCAGCCGATAACGAAGGGTACGTTTATTATGTATCAAATGCTCGTAAGGCTGCTGAAGGTGCCGCTGCTGGTACAGGAAACCTCGTGTTTTCTGACGGTTCAAACTGGATTCGTGTAGATACCGGCGCAACCGCTGCTGCATAAGGAGGCTTAAATGGCTGGTCCAGTAAAAGCCTATAATTTTGCTCAAAGTGCGTCCGCCGCTGTGGTGGGTCCTGCGCGTTCTCGTGTACGTCAAATTGTGATTTATGCGGCAGCGGCAGGAGCTTTTACCGTTAAAAATGGTGGCGCATCTGGTGAGACATTAATTACGCAAAAATTCCCAACCGGCATTCATCATCTAAACATTCCTGATGATGGTATTCTGGCTACAGAAGGCGCGTACATTTCTGCTTTCACTGGCGCGAGCAACGAACTGACAATCTTTTTGTCATAAGAGGTGCAAATGGCTAATTACCGTTCCATAACACAAGTTGGAACATCTGAGCCATTTGAGCTACAGGTGGCCCGTGATCAAATCACGGGCCATAAAACTGTCTTTAAGTTTGGCTACAACAGCGATGTTGGAGACACAAAAGAAACCATCTGGGAACAAGGTGGTTTGTATTCATACCCCGCATCAGCCACAGTAATGACTATATCAAGCAGTTCAGCTAATGACGCTGCCGCAGGAACTGGTGCAAGAACAGTTGAAGTTTTTGGCCTAGATGCTGATTACAACGAAATAAACGAAGTTGTCACATTGAACGGGCAAACTGCTGTTAACACAACAAAATCTTACCTACGGATAAATCGCGGCCTTGTTCGCAGCGCGGGTAGTGGTGGCGCAAATGCTGGTACAATTTACGCAGGAACAGGCACAGTGACCACAGGAGTTCCAGCTAATATTTACCTGACCATAAATGGTGATGGCGACAACCAAACACTGATGAGCCTTTGGACGGTTCCCGCAGGATATACAGCGTTCCTTACAAAAATGTCTTTATCTACAGGAACCTCCACCAACACCAAAGCTATTTTAAACGCTAGTCTTGTTGCTAGACCTTATGGGGAAGTGTTTCAAATAAAAGAAAGATTTACTATTACAGATGGCGCACACGAACAATTTTATACTTTCCCGTTAAAGTTTACAGAAAAAACAGACTTGGAGATGAGGGCGTTTTCCTCTTCTGGATCTGTTAACTTTAATGTTTCCGCGTCAATGGAGTTTGTCTATATAGAAAACGAGGATTGGACAAATGGCTCGTAAAAAAGAGAATCCAATACGCAAAACCACTGGTAAAGGCGGTAACTACCGCAAAACTAAGTCAGGCGCTGGCATGACTGAAAAGGGTGTCAAAGCTTACCGCCGTAAAAACCCTGGTAGCAAGCTAAAAACAGCCGTAACCGGCAAGGTTAAAAAAGGCAGTAAGGACGCAAAGCGGCGTAAGTCATTTTGCGCTCGCAGCGCTGGCCAAATGAAAAAGTTTCCAAAGGCAGCAAAAGATCCAAACTCACGATTGCGTCAAGCTAGAAGAAGGTGGAAATGCTAACGATGAATCAAAAGATTATTTTAGCAATTGCTGGCGTACTTAGCACGACCATAATTGGAGTTTTGGTCAGCTTTTTATATTGGGTTGGTAACAATGTTGTTGACCTAAAAACAGACACGGCTGTGATAACAATTAAGGTGGAAGAAAACCACAAGATGTTGAGCGTCTTGTGGGATGATTTTTTGGAGAAAAAAAATGGCAATCTCGCGCAGTTCCATGTCCAAGCAAGTAAGTAAGGGCGGCTCTAAAAAAGATGCCTGCTACAGCAAGGTAAAGGGTAGATATAAAGTCTGGCCGTCCGCGTATGCGTCTGGTGCATTAGCGAAATGTCGTAAGGTTGGTGCTAAAAACTGGGGGACAAAATCAAAGAAAGGAGGCAGCAAGGGCAGGGCTACCAAAAAGCGGTAAATGATAGCTGAAGTTTTAACTGGTATTGCGCTTGTTCAAAAATCTGTTGAATTTATAAAAAGTAACATCAACACCGTTCAGGATATAGGACAAATAGCTGGTCAGATTGACGATCTGTTTCGTGGAGAAAAAGAGGCACAGCAAGCCAGAAACAAAAAAGCCGGTGGCGGATTGGGCGATCAATTTGGCGTAGACACTGTTGCAAAAGAAATGATAGACGCCAAAATTGCGGCGGAAAAGTTGCAAGAAGTAGCTACTTTAGTCGATATGAGATTTGGTCACGGAACGTGGAAAGGTATTGTTGCTGAAAGAGCTAAACGTATACAAGAAGCTAAAGAGGCAGCGGCGGCTGAACGTAGAAAAAAGCTACAAGAGGCTAAAGAATTTGAAGAAACAATGAAGCAAATAGTCCTTGTCGCTGGTGTTGTTATTATGTCTATTGGTTTGTTTGTTTATTTATTCGCAGTTGTTTTGTAGGTATGGAAGAAATATGGCGGTACGAAAGACTAAAAAAGGAGCGGCTCTCAAGAGATGGTTCAAAGAGGACTGGAAGGATGTTCGCACGGGGAAAGCGTGTGGGCGTAGCAAGGGTGAAAAACGGGGTACTCCATATTGTCGCCCCTCCAAGCGTGTGTCTTCTAAGACCCCGAAAACAAGCGGAGAGATGACAGCAGCCGAAAAGCGTAGTAGAATATCGCAGAAGAAGCGTCTAGGTCAGCCAGCAGGGAAGCCAAGGCGCGTTAAGCCTTTGAAGAGGAAAAAATAAATGGCCGTATCAGGGTCTACTAATTTTGAGCTTGATGTAAGTGATTACATTGAAGAGGCTTTTGAGCGCTGCGGCTTAGAAGTTCGTACAGGGTACGATCTAAAAACAGCTCGCAGATCTTTAAACTTGATGCTCGCTGATTGGGCAAACCGTGGCTTAAACCAGTGGACAATTGAACAGCGCACACTAGCTCTTGTTCAGGGAACCGGAAATTATACTCTTGGCGCAGATGTTATTGATGTATTGTCAGCATCGTTGCGCAGAAGCGGCACAGACTACTCAATGGATAGGGTTAGTCGAGATGAGTATTTATCTATACCGTCCAAAACAACAGAGGCTAGACCAACTCAGTTCTTTATAGATCGTCAAGTTACGCCAGTAATAAAATTGTGGCCTGTGCCTGAAAATAGTACTGATATTATTGTTTACGACTGCTTGACCAGAATGGATGATGCTGACGATTATAACAATACAATGCAAATGCCATTTAGATTTTATCCGTGCCTAGCTGCCGGTCTTGCTTATTATCTTGCAATTAAAAAAGCCCCTGATCGCATTCAAGTATTGAAAGCCATTTATGATGAGGAGTTTGATAGAGCGCAATCAGAAGACAGGGATAGGGCTTCGTTTAATGTGACTCCTAATCTTCAGTATTATAGGATTTAGCTATGGCGAGGTTCGCTTCCGGCAAAGACGCTTACGGAATATCAGACAGGTCTGGTTTTCGTTATCGTCTTCGTGATATGCGCAAAGAGTGGAACGGCCTGCTTGTTGGAAAAGATGAGTGGGAAGCAAAACACCCACAGCTAGAGGTCACAAGACATCCTCCAGACGCAGAAGCGTTAAGAGACCCAAGGCCGGATAGTAGGGTGGCTCCAGAGGTTGAACATCTCTTGGGCTTGAATGCGTTTTTAACAGGATCATCTGGCTCAACCACAATTACTGTGTTTGAGCCGTCTCATGGACGATCAACAAGCGATGTAGTAAGATTCAGAAATGTAGATCCATTTGACGGGTTTACATCTGCTGTAATTGAAGATGCTAGCGGCTACTCAATTACCGTGGTTGATATCAACAGATACACATTTGTGGCAAGTTCTGGAACTGCCACAGAGGGTGACAAAAGAGGTGGCGGCGGCATTTCCAGTGCTGGCCCAGTCACATTGGTGAATTAAATGAGCTTTACTTACGGACAATTAAAAACAGCGATTCAAGATTTTACTGATTATACAGAAACATCTTTTGTTACAAATTTGCCTGTTTTTATTAGAGGCGCTGAAGACAGAATATTTACCGTTGTTGATCTTGAGCTTTTTCGCAAAAACGCATCGGCTCAGTTAACTACTGGAGATCCATATTTATCAGTGCCAACTGATTATTTGGCTCCATTTTCTGTGCAAATAACATCTGCGGGCTACAAAGACTTTTTGTTAATTAAGGATGTTAATTTTGTTCAGTCTTATTCCAATTCAGTAAATGCAAACGGAACACCAAAATATTATGGTGTTTTTGATGTGAATAACTTTATATTTGGGCCAACCCCTGATCAAAATTATGACGCAGAGCTTCACTATTATTATCGCCCGGCCAGCATAACGGCAGGCGCAGATGGAGACACCACTTGGCTAAGCACCAATGCTCCAAACGCTCTACTTTACGGATCTCTCGTGGAGGCTTATACATATATGAAGGGTGAGGCTGATATGATGCAGTTGTATGAGCAAAGATTTATTCAGGAAATACAGCGCCTGAAAGATTTGGCTGAAGCTAGAGAAAACAGTGACGCCTACAGAAGAGGTCTTCCTGAAAGACCTCGGACATAAAGGTATTTAGATGGCTTTACTTATTAAAGACAGAGTAAAAGAAACCACTGCCACGACTGGTACGGGGACATATACTCTTGCTGGTGCGGAAGATGGTTTTGAGTCTTTTGCCGAAATAGGTGACGGCAATACCACTTATTATGCGTGTACTGATGGCACGGATTTTGAGATCGGTATCGGCACATACACAGCCTCTGGTACAACTCTCGCTAGAACCACTATTTTGCAGTCAACAAACTCTGATGCAGCGGTTAACTGGACGGCTGGCGACAAAACTATTTTCTGTACCGTTCCTGCTGAAAAGTACATCTTTCAAGACGCAAGTGGAAATACTGCTTTAGCTGGCGACCTTACCTTTGGCGACAACGACAGGGCCGTGTTTGGTGCTGGGTCTGACTTGCAGATTTACCATAACCCTAGCGTTGGCTCGATTATTGAAGATACTGGGGCTGGTGCTTTGTTTGTGCGTGGGAGCAATAGCGTTCAAATTGAAACAACTGCTGGCGTTGATATGTTGTTGGCTAGCGAAGGCGGTGCTGTTACTGCTTACTACAACGGCTCAGCCAAACTAGCCACCACCGCCACTGGCGTGAATGTTACTGGCACTGTGACGGCCGATGGGCTGACTGTGGATGGCGGGGGAACTAACTTCCCAATCACTGTAACTTCTACAGACCAATACGCTGGTATTACTTTTGTAGATGACACAACAACAAGCAGTGCCGTTGTTGCTATTTATGCTGATGGTGATGAGTTAGGACTTGAGGCTGGAAACGCAGAACGCTTCCGCATCGACAGCAGCGGTAACGTGGGCATTGGGACGACTTCGCCAATCAATGTTTCTTCCACAAATTTAACAATATCTGGTTCAGCATCATCTTCATTGTTTCTGGAAGATACTGGCTACGAAGCATCAGGACTGGGATTGTTTAGTTTAACGTATGACGATGGAAATTTAAAATTTGAAACTGCTAATCGTTCTGGTGCAGGGAGAACAGGTAACACAGAACGTATGCGCATCGACAGCAGCGGCGTAGTAAATACTTTAGGTAACCTTCGTGTGGGCGGCACTACTGATGCGTCTGCGCTAGGGGCTATTCAGACTGGACTTATTAATTTCCGTAACTCCTTCACGCCTTCAGGTGAACGGTTTCAGTTTGACTGTGAAGGTCTAGCCGCCGGACAAACTCTTACAGCGTATTACTATAATGGTACTAACTATAGAAACCGTATGAGTATTGCCGGTAATGATTCGGGTGAAACAGTCTTTAATGATTCAGGCCAAGACATAGACTTCCGTGTTGAGAGTAACAATAACGCTAATATGCTGTTTGTTGATGGTGGTGCCGATAGTGTGGGCATTGGGACGAGTTCGCCTTCGTCTGTGCTTCACATCCGCAATAACACCGCCACCGTAATTGTTGATGACGCAAATAACGGAACGGGTGGAACCTCCTACAGACCGCATCAAGAGTTTTGGGCTAACGGAACTCGTGTCGGCTCTATCGGCATGACTGATAGCAGCAACCTTGAAATCATTGCTGATAACTACAACTCAGCATCTATAAACTTTGATACCGGCGGCTCAGAACGTATGACTATCGACAGCAGCGGCAACGTGGGCATTGGTGATTCTACGCCTTCAAATAAGCTGGATGTCAATGGTAGAGTTCAGGCAGACTCGCTTCAAATTGATAACTCAAGTGGCCCCTATATGTACTTCACCGCTACCGGAACGGGCATCACTAACTTCATAATGAGAGAGTCTTCTGACAACAATTATATTATGCAATGGAACGATGACGCAGATGTCACATTCTTTACAGGTGCCGGGTCTACTCTAGGAATGAAATGGGATGCGGGTGCTGAAGCGTTGTATTTTTCTGACGCTAGCAGGATCACAAAGGCATCCCAGACCGCTGATACCTCAAGTATGTACATCGGCACTGATGCTGGCACATCAATGAA